TTAGCCTCTTGCTGGGCTTCCTCAGTTAATCCTTTGAACGCTCTAATAATGCCGCGTAATTCAGCTTTATCATAGAAAATAAAATCCCGTTGTGGAGTCACATCAGTTGCCATTGCGTGTCTCCAATACTTCTATAGCGGTAAGAATATCCTCTGCGTTTGACCATTCAGACATCGGGATCTGAGTGGCGATCGCAAGTTCAACCAATAGGCGACTTACTGATCCACGCTCATGGCTTTTGGGTTATCAGATCCTAGATCAACATCTACGACTGATTCCATCCATGCATCAAAAGGCTTTGTTGGTTGTGTGCCAGCCTCTCGCTTAACAGCTGAGTGGGCAACGAACAGAATATCCCAGATAGCTCCAAACTCGGAGATACTTTTCTTTTCTGCTCGCTCCCACTTAGCGAAATCAGGTGGATAAGCTACGACTGTAATCTCATCGCCTGACTGGTATTTAATTGTCATTGTTTGTTGCATTTGTTTGCTCCCGTTTTAGTTGATTAGCTGAATGTACCTGTTGGGGTAGATTCTACCTGGAATGTGAGTGAAACTGTCTGAGCATCTGGCGCTGTGCCGTTTGGTGATGGGAATGTTGGAAACACATTGCCTGTGAATACTGCGCCTGTTGCAGCTGTAAAGCTGAAAGCAAGTGCTGTGTTAGGTGCTGAGTTTGAAGCTGTCCATAGTGCCTCACATAGAGATCCTGATGCGCCCCAATCTGCAAGCATTTCTACTGTGAGTGTTGAATTGGCATCTGTAACTTTGTAAGCGCGACCATCTAAGGTCTGGTAAATTTCGCGTGTTTGTTCGACTGTTAGGGCGACACTTGTAGCCTGAGCATCATATGCAAGTGAGTTGATGGTCAGAGCCAAATCACGCCCTGTTATTACTGTTGTAGGCATTTTTTCTCCTTATAGTGTTTGAGTGTAGTAGGTGCTTAAAGTGATATCTGAAACGAGCAGAATCGCTGCTCCTACCTCTGAAACGGATGGGCGTGAAACCGACCCTATTTCATATCCTGCAGGGATGGCTGCAAGAATACTGATTATTAGCTGCTCTAAATTATCGAGCGATGCTGGATTGCTGTTATAGGCAACAGCTGCAGATATGACAAAGTTTAGTTTTACTTTAGTGCTTGATTTGTTAATGAGTAATAATTCCATCATTGGATCTGTGTAAAGAATGGCTACCGCTGGTGGCGTTACCGTCTCAGGCACATAAGAATAAACATTTGCTGCAACGCCAGATAGAGCAGTCGCTAAAGCTGCTCTGACATCTGTGGCGATATTTGATGGCATTAGCCGATCATCGTTTCGACATCAAGCAAACCGCCAAGCATTCCAGATACACGGTTGAAAAGTGAGCGACCTAAAGCGTATGGTGAAATCTGGAAATCTACTCCCTGGATTGCTCCACCGCTTGAATTACGAGCCTGGAAGATCTCTTTAGATAATGCTGTGACCGCTTGCTCTACAACAGGGTTTCCCACATAAGTAGAAGCTCCAGAAAGCGTTGCAGTACCAGATGGGATTACTTTTCTTGGAGAAACATCTGCGTTTGTAATGGCTACTGTAAAGAATGGGCGAGCCGCTGTGTACATTCCATCAACATATAAAGATGAATTGGCTTCATAAAATGTCACATCTTGATCGAAAGCATTAGAGTTTAAAATAGTGAAAGTGCCATTAAAGGGAGCCGAACATCCTGTGATGATTACGCTCTGACCTTTAGAAAAGTTATTTGTACCTAAAACATGGTAAGTAGCAACATTACCGTTTAATTCAACAGCATCAATTGCGCTGTGGTATTTGACAAGCATTGGAAGGGTAACTTGCTCTGCAGCATCAATAATATCTGCAAGCACGCTATCTGGATATAAGGATACAGAAACGCCAAGAATAGTCCTAAGCTCCGAGACTGTAATGATTGTTGGCATTTCTGAACCTTCCCTAAAAGGGTGTGGGGAGCGATCGGGAGCAACCGCCCCCCACACATTTACTTATTTATTAAGCAACATTTAGCTTGCGGAATGCAGCTGGGTAGCGATTAACTACACAAACATATCCGTACAAGCCGATTTCTAGCTGACCATTTGCAACAATATTTGAACGCAATTGGATCTGTGCGCTCTCATGGAATCGCATTGCATCGCTTGAATATACTAATGCGTGCTTAGCGTTTGCATTGTCACCTGTGTAGTTAGCATCAACTACCAAGTTAAGACCTGCAACTGTGCCATTTGTTGATCCCTGTGTAATAAGACCAGCGGCATTTTGAGATGCTGCAGCTGCGAATAGTGGACGGTTTGAACCATCTACAGCGCCGAGCAATCCTGCGAAGTCAATTCCATCTTCTCCACCTGTTGTTGCAACCAATAGATTGTTTGGTGTGCGACGCATTACGCCGTAAGCATCTGAGATACCTGCAGCGATTGACTTGTAAATTGTTGATGAAGATGATCCTGCAGCTGCTTCTGCAGCAATCTTTGCAGCATAGTTATCTGTCTTTTGTGCATATGATGCAGCAAGCTCACGGATATATAGATCTAGGAAAGATGGGTCAGATCTGTCAATTAGCTCTACATCCAACACGCCAGCGCCGGCGAACTTGACCACATTATCTTCTTGAAATGTGACCGCAGTATCTTGTGATGCAAACTCTGCACCCTCAGCTGTCAATCCTACAATTGCCTGAGCGCCTAATTTTGGAGTAAATACTTTCATTCCACTCGTTGGAAGTGCAGCACGCTCGATCGAATCAATGAAAGGGCGTGATGAATCAATAATACCGATAACATCCTTTAGGTATGTTGGTGGAACCATACCTGTGTTTTCTGCAACTGTTGCAACTGAAAGTGCTGCTACAAGTGCGCGTGCATCTGAATCGCCGCGTAGTGCCGCAATCTGTGCTTTTGCGAATTCTCCCGCTGTTACATTTGTATCAACGCGAGGTGTTGCGTATGCAACAGGAGCGTATGCGCTAACTGTTACTTCTGCCTTAGCAGCTTCTACCGTCTCGGTAGTTACTGCCTCTGAAACGGTTTCTGCCGACATGGCTTCTCCTTCTGGTTGGGTTTTAGTTTCTTCACCTTCTGGATTTGCCAGCGGTGAAACTTTATCTTGATTATCTGCAGCTGCTACTTTTTCAACAACTGATCCTGGTATTGCGCCGTCTGTGACAAGACTAACTTCAATTAACTTAGATGCATTGATTGCCATAACGCCCTCTTTGTTTTCCCATGAATCGACAGATACGCCGACTGAAAACATATCGCGTAATCCTGTAGATGCCTCAATCAGCGCATCATTACCAGCGTTTGTTGAAGCGATCTTAAATTCAGCTGTGATGCCTGATTCATCTTCTGACCAACTAAGTAGCTTCCCAATCGGTGCTGATCTTTGATGCTCTAAAAGTAATTTTATATTCTTGCCAAAAGTGATTGAGTTAGGCAAAAACTCTGTCATTCCTGCAGATGTATTGCCTGGGCTATTCCATGCAACAATACGACCAGCAATGATGCGGCTTTCTGAATCTGCCGCTGTTAATGTAACTGGAAATTCGATTTTCATTTAATTAGGTCTTCTTCCTCTTGTATCTGTTCCACACTCATTGCACCAATTGAGTTAAGGATCTGATATACCTGCGCACGCTCTAATGCTGAGCCGCGTAGGAATTCATCTAGGCTGTATCGTGCCTGTACTGTTGTAGAGCTTAGGAAATCTGGTTGGCTTAACCGTTGCTCTATCGGAATAAGGATATTTTTTAGAGAGAAGTCAATAAGTGCCTTGCGCTCGTTGATCGCGTTGCTATAAGTCAGACTTGTAACTTCCGCACCTGCCCAGTAACCGCTAACGCCCAAAGCTCTGCATAATTCCAAAGCGACATATTGGCGAGCTTCATTTAATTGTAATTTGGCAGGATCTATGCCAAGGATTTGCAAATCAACATCTGCATTTAAGAATGCTGTTGATCGTGACTTGCGAGCAGAATTCCATGCAGTTAATAATTTAGCAATTCTTTCAGATGTAAGGTTTGTGCCATTTGACTTTAGTGCCATTTGTGGTACAGGCTCTTTTGCATACATTTCGGCTGCGCTTTCTAATGCAGCTGCAGCTTTAATTGTTTTACCTGCGCGAGATAGCACGCCTTCATCTAAACCATAAAATACTATTACAGAGCCTACGCCCGAAAGTGGTGCCGCAATGTTATCTACCTGGTATCCAATGATTTCGGTTTGATTGTAGTTATATTGCGGCAACACTCGTGTTGGATCTATTCTTGTCCAGTCTTGAATTCTGCCATCGGCATACATTGACATAACAAGTCCATAAGACACGCCGCGAAATAATAAATCTTCTGCAACAAATGCGTAAGTGTAAGATCCTGGCACTCTTGGATCTGGTTGATTGAATACTCGGTTAGGCTCTACATGTGCGCCAGTAAATTTGTTGTAAGTTTCAATTGGCAGACTTGCCACAGTAGAACACAATAGGTTTCTAATTCTTGCAATTGTTGGCACAGCCATAGCTTCTGCTCTTGATGCTGTAGTGCCGTATGTTAAAGGATAGGCGCTTACCGTAAATGGTGAAAGCGCGGCAGATACATCCACAGATTCGCTTGGAGTCTTAGGAGCTGCTAC